CCGTACGTGTCAACGATAATTTTTCGCCCTGTAAGTCCTGTATCACCATCGGGACCACCAATGACAAAACGGCCAGTAGGATTGATAAGAAACTCAGTATCAGCATCAATTAACTCCGCAGGTATTACCCCTTCAATGTATTCTTTAACTACTCTGCGTATATCTTCAATATCAGGTGTTGCGCTGTGCTGTGTTGAACATACAATTTTAGCAATACGCTTAATAGTGCCATCGTCGTTGTATTCAACAGTCACTTGACTTTTAGAATCTGGTCCTAACCATTCTTGACCACCTTTGCGTTGGCGACTAAGTTCTTTGACGATTTCATGACTGTAGTAAATTGCTGGGGGCATGTAGTTAGGAGTTTCGTTAGTAGCATAGCCAAACATTAGGCCTTGATCACCTGCTCCAAAATTGTCAGTACCAAGAGCAATATCAGCACTTTGGCCATGTAGTAGGTTAGTAATCTCCACTGTTCGCCAATTGAATCCATCTTGTTCGTAGCCAATATTTTTGATAACTTTGCGTACTGTACTTTCGACTTCTTCTGGGTGTAGGATGACATTTTTATATTCTCCAGCTAGAATTACACGGTTTGTTGTAACTAAAGTTTCACAAGCACAGCGTACACTTGCATCTTCACTAGACATGGCTAAATCTAAAATTGCATCACTGATAGCGTCTGCTACCTTATCTGGATGTCCTTCACTAACACTTTCACTTGTAAATAGATAACTCATATTTTCCTTTTATTTTCCCCAACTATTACCCCAAAGATCCACATGTAATCTTGGGCTGTAATAATAACCACGACGCATAGCTTCGTCAGCTACGTTAAATTTATTACCATCATATACGCTAACAACACCGCCAACTGGCATTATGTATATAACACCTGTAAAGCCTGCACGTCTATATTCTGATACTGCACGATCAACTTCATCAAAGTCGCCGGGTTTTTCAACTACAAATTTAAGATATGTAGTACCAAACTCTTCATAACTGCACACAATCTCTGGCTTGATAGCATCATCCCAACTCTCACCACTGGCACTTAATTTAGCACTAACGCTGAATGTAACTTCTCTGTCACCTTCTAATTGTAATGCGTCTAGAGTATTTCTAAAGTCTTCACTTAGTTCTTGAGTACCGTTAGTTTCAAACGTAATGTTACTGATATCTTGCATACGTGGATGTTCAAATAATTCACCATAAGCACGTTGCCAACCTAGTAATGGCTCACCACCTGTAATAACTAGATGTACATCATTACCATTGACCTGCATCCATTTATTATTAGGAGTCAGTGCTAACATCTTTTCAACTACTTCACTGGTATCATATGTTGGGCTTAGGTGTTTGAATTTAGGATGCCAACTCGCGTAACTATCGCAGCCTGTGTCAACTAACGGCAAGTCTTCGTAACGACTGTATAGTTCTACAGTTTTAGCAACTTCATCTGCTTCTGTACTACAAGTACCACGTGCCATACCAAAGCCACTACACTGGAAGTTACAGCCAAATGTACGCAAGAATACACTAGGAACGCCTACAAAACGTCCTTCACCTTGCGCACTATAAAATATTTCACTAACTTTTAATTTCATAATATATCTCTAGGTAATAATAACAATTATAACACGTCGTAAATGTATTTGTCAAACTGTTCAAATGCCGCTATCATGGTTTTATTTAGGTTAAAGAAATTTAATTTATTATGATTTGCAATAGCTTCTAATTTATCTGCATTAGCGATCCAGTCAAACGAATCTAATTGATTAATCAAATCAACAATAGCATCAAATCTATCTTCGGCGGGAGTAATAGTATCATAAGATTCATCCCATAGACTATTGTAGGTTCGGAAACCTAATTCCCTTAGTTGCGTAAGGTAATTTGAGGAAGAAACAACAATGAATGGGATTCCTGTAATTAATGCTTTGGTTATTTTTTCTGTTATATGTGTATCATAATTGTCGTGTAATAGGCATTCGACAACTAACATAAAGTTGGAATTATTGTATAATTCGATGGGGATAGATTTGGAAATTGTAAAATGTTCATTTTGTGCATTAAGAATATCATATTTTTGGTAACTATTATAATTTGAAAATTTATATTTAATATCGCCGATTGGTTCTTGCCCTAATGTATTGCCGTTATATTGCAAAACAAAATTTCTATTAGACAAGTTTGATATTAATTTATTAACTAATGTATCTCTAAGAGGTCTTGCAAACCCTACTAAGCTACAAAAATTAAATTTTCTTGTTTTAGTAAAATCTCTAGTTAAGTCAACAAATGACGCAATATGTCTATTTGATGCAATTGCTGTAAATTGCTCTAATAAGAACCAATGCCATACTATGGGTAAGCAATTATATTTTTCTCTATCAACTAATTTAAAATTTGAATCACTAAAAAAGATAACTTTTTTATCAGTTGGAAACGGTTTAGCACCTAGAAAATCAAATATATATGATCCTTCTTCACCTGAATTGACTATAACTGTCGGATGTAGTGAATTATGAATCTTTTCAGATTCATGAAAACTAAACACAGGAATAGCATCAATATCGTTGGATATTTCAATTTGACGATCTAATGTAGCAGGATCACCTGTCTCATGTAGAAACTTGTACTGTTGGTATGAATTGTATGCCCAAATAAAATTATTAAAGGTACTATCGCTGGAATTAACTTTAAGCATTATGCTTCCCAGGGATAAACAATCCAAACATCATCTTCTGCTTTGTTAATAGTTTCGGCACAGTAGTCTACTTGACGACTAAACTTGCTAGATAAATTGTCAATTAGCACAGCAAAGCGTACATTGCTGCCCCAAACATTCAACCACTTTGGATCATCGGGTAAGCAACTAGACTGCCAATCATTAATAATCCAATCTAAGGTAGCACCTGTATCATTGATGTCGTCTACGATAAGAATATTTTTGGGTTCTTGTTTATAACCAAAAGCATCTTCACTCATCCATAGGTTACTTTCTGAACCTTCTACATGATCACGTAGATTAACTTTAAGTGTGTGCATTGGAATATCTAAAGCATTGCTCATGATCACCGCGGGAACAAGTCCTCCGCGGGTAAGTCCTACAATATAGTCTGGACGCCATGCGTCTTTATACATTTGTAGGCTAATCTTATTCACCATTTGGTGAATATCTTCGTAACCGTAGTATTGTTTATTCGGCATTGGGTAATTCCTTTATGTGTTCTACTTCTTTCATATTATGACCAACAACCAAGTCAGTCCATCTCATTAGCATCATCAGTGCCACTCCGGCATCTTCGCCCCGAAATCTAATTAGGAATTCTGGATTACCTGCTGACTTGTGACTTGATCGCCCGACCCCATAGCGTAGTATTGGAGTTTTAGTAACTCGACCTTTAGCGTCATAGTATTCACCGTACGATATCAAGCCGCCTACTTCTTGCCACCAAACTAGAAAATCTTCAGGCATATCGTGTACTATGACTGTTATTTCGTAGTTAATAGTACAGCCTGACGGCAGCCTAATCAACGTAGATATTCCATACTAACAATCTTGCCCAATGATTCTACTAAATTAGCATCGTCGCTGATTACATAACGACCAATAGCTTCGGTATCACGCTTTTCGTCATAGCGATTAGTTTCAACAATCATACCGCCGTTAGCACCAAACACTTTGAAAGTAATAACACTACGATCGTCATAATTGTGTTCTACTCTGCGCATAACTTTACCAATGCCTGTTTTACCATTGCGACTGAGCTTTGGGCTGTCGTCTAGCATAATACTTTGATTTTCATCACGACTGCGAGCTCGGTTATAACAACGTTGAATCCAACTATCAAACCATTTCATCATTAACCCCCTTGATCACTGACATTATGTTCACTGTCAATGTCATCTTTGTTCTCGTTTAAGAATTCATCCAGAGCAATTGCTTCCTGTATTTTAGCCCACTGCTCTGAAGTATAACTGTGACTACCGTCGCAATCACCACTACGACTGCGACCACATCCACATGTACCTTGTTTCATGGTTTCTACTGATGGTGTCATTTCTTTTCCTTAATATCTCTAAGTGTATTAGCGCGATGACGCCAAAATTTAACATCTTCTAACAGGCTTTCGCTTAGGTTCTTGTAGCGAATAGCATCTTTACGTACTTCTTCATCTATTTGTTCATAGGCCTTTTGGCGATCCTTGACCCTACGATCATTGTAGATGTTAAGCCCAAAGAATATTCCAAAGATTAGTCCTACACCAAACCATACTACATCAGCGCCTATCATCTTGGAGCAAACTCCTGTTGAAGTTTAATGTTCATTTTAATCCTTTATATTGCTTAAAAAACAATTTACTTACCATTTCTTGATTGAAGTTTAATGTTATCAAAGAACTCTTTTTTAGTGCTAGGATCATCTCTAAACGCACCCGTTAATACTGTGGTTTGAGTTAGGCTGGAATGTGCCATGATGCCACGATTGATGCAGCAACCATGTTCTGCCTCTAAGTAAACAGCTACGTTATCTGATCCAGTCGCCTTAGCAATTTCTCTCGTAATGTCATTCGCAAGCTCTTCTTGTAGAGTTCCACGGCGAGCGCACCACTGAGCAATCCTAGTATATTTAGATAGTCCGATGAGCTTGTTGGCAGCGATAATACCAATGTAAGCGACTCCTGCGACAGGTTGATGGTGGTGACTACACATACTACGTAACTCGCTACGAACCACCAACATCCCTTCGTAACGATCCTCACTATCATTTGGAAAAGCTGTAGCATCAGGTGCTGGTTCATATCTGCCCGCCATAATTTCGTTAAAGTACATTTTAGCCAGTCTACGTGCTGTGCCGTGACTGTTAGGATCTGTTTCACGATCAATTAACAAGGTATCAAGCACAGTTTCAAATGCTTCTGTGGCTTCGTCAATTAGTTGTTCTTTGCCTGCGTCTGTGATGTATTCTGAGATATTGTCGCCTGCCCAGAATCTTTTGTTATTTGCTTTTAGATTGTTGCGAAGTTGTTCGCTAAATTTATATTTTGACATTGTGTCTCCGATGTTAAGCCAGTGGATTGGCATTGATAATTAATAATACATGATTATTTAGGCGGTGTCAAACTATTTGATAATTTATTATCATAACAACTAGGTCATTATGACCAAAATTGCCCGCACCATGCCATAGGTTGTGTGACCAAGTTAAAGTATCACCTGCAGACCAATGGCTAATAACTTGGTCATCGAACTGAAGTATTTGTCCATTTGCCCAATCTTGCATTAGGACTATAGATCTGCGTACCTTGTGTATATCTTCAGGCGGCACATTGTTGGTATGTATGTAGTAGGTATAGGTATCCAAATGCCAAGGTAGGATACGTCCAGCACCTAACTTTAAGAAGTTATAGTTATGTGTATGTCCGGGCAGTTGATCAAATATATCTCGGGGATCAAAGTCTAATCTAGTAACATAACTTTGGTAATGTTTGGTACAGGCCTTTTCAATACCCCAACTATTATATAAGGCTTCTTGTTCGAGTTTTAACTGTGTAGCAGGACTATCCCAAGGATCCTCGGGATTAACTTGATCGTAGGAATAAAGTTCAGTCCATGCGAACTCTATTTGATGGTAGTCCCAAATAACAGGTATTTTACTCTTAGTCAGGTAATTGGTTATCATATAAGTATTTAGACAAACTTAATCTGTTGGTCTTTGTACCACGGTTATATTCTGGGTACATATTGTTATAATCTAAGCCAAAAATCACACATTTACTAGGAGTTACGCCCAATAAACTGCATAAATTAGTCTGTTGTTGTTCAAACCTGGTATAGATAGTGTCTGGTGTATAATTTTTAAATATTTCTAATCCTACAGCACAGCCTAGTCGATTAACATACTGCGTTTTGTGACTGACTAATAGACTATCATCGTCATCAAACCGTGTAAATCTAATACCAATACGTAGGTGTGCTACGGGTAAAAATTTGCTTAGACTAAAGGTTAGATCTGTTATAGCCGGATGTGTAAAGTCAAAAGAGATATCCTTGCATATACCAAAATAAGCACAGTCGACTAACACAGGTACACCTAATGCCAGACATTGATCTAACACCGCCTGCATTCGAGGATGCTCACCGCCTAGATCACTAAATGGTAAACTGATAACTACAGCATCATTTTCACTAATTACCGCATCATCGATAAACTTCCAGTCTGGAAAGTAGTTACGCCACGAGGCCTGATGATACATATACTCACCTTTAAAGCAACGAAATCTACGTGTGCGATTCTTTAGGTAAAACTTATCAAATGCTTCTGTGGTACCGTTACTGTATGCAGCAATGGGAAACTCTTCTAGCCCTTGTACATTATTCAATTGGCCAGATAAGATCCATTTACGATATTCATTAACAAACTCTGTGTGTATGTTACGATCTAACAAACAATTAGTCGCTAACATAGACTGCCCGATGGCTTGTACAAAACCTATAGCATTAGGATCAACTACGGCTTCTGCTCCACCATAGGGTAGATGTTTAAGATTAGGTAAGGCAACCATTACTTAATATTCTCTAATAGTTTAGTAGCACTAAAGAAATAGTGATGTAAGCCTCGAGCCTGTTGATGAATAAATTTAGCATATTCATCATAGTTAGACATAAACTCACGAATGTGTGCTATCAGCTCTTGCTTGTGATGTAGGTAACTGCTATAACTTTCTGTCCACTCACTTGGATACTTCCATATCTCAGCATACATTTCTTTATAACTTAGTCGATCTGGTACTATTGGGATAGCATCAGTTAAGCTACCTTCATACATGCTAATACCTAGTGTTTCTTGTAGGTTAGCACTAAACACCATCTTAGCTTCACCTAATAAGGTATGATATCCTTCTTTGGTTAAGTTCTGTTCCTGACAAACAATCCATTCATATTCAGGCATAGATTGAGCAAGGTCTTTAAAAATTTCTACCTGCTTCTCTGGTGCTATACGATGCGGGAATAAGATTAAATCACGTTTGGTACGTTTATACGGGGTAAGTGTTTCTGGCATATATTCCATAGGCCAACCACTGCGTATAATAGCACCATCAGCAAAGTTTGATTTTACACTGATGTCATCACCTAATAGATTGTTAACAAACATTTCAATATGAAAATCTGTGGCAAAGTAGTTGTGATCGATAGCATAAAAGAAACTTTGTTCAGCATGTCTAACCCAAGCCGCGTCACCAATAAGACGTCCTAAGAAGTCTTGTGGATCATAACTGCCAGAGTGCCAAAGTGCATGTATGGTTATTTTAATACCCAGCAGTTCAGACATATACTTAAGATTGATAATACCAGGGTGCCAAGCATCAGTAAAAATGAAGTGGTCTCCCGATTTAACCCTGCCCTCAGTGAAGAGTCTTCCTATTCGCTCAACTTGAGCAGCCTTATAGATATTAGTACCACCAAAATTGAGGAAAGCCCCAGGAGTAGTGGCACTAGGTATATCAGTCGGGCCCGCAATAACATAGACTTCATGGCCATGTTCCTCTAATAGTTTAGGTACATGAGTCTTCCATTCGCAAGTATATCGCGTAGGAACAGACTCTAAATCTATAACAAATACTGTCATTAGCGTGGATTCCGACCTTGATAACCTGTAGGTTGGCCTTGACGTTGACGCCATTGTTCACGACGTTTACGCTTTTCTTGCCATTCACGATAAGCAGGTGACTTATATAAGTCAGCTTCGTTGTATTTGATCATGTGGAAACGACAGTAGTTTAACCATGCGTCTAAGTCGTTATAGATTTGTGTTACTTCAGGCTTCATACGAAGGTATTTGTTAAGCCATGCTGGATTTGCCACGTTAAATCTCCTTAAATAGTGACAGTTTGGTGAGGACGAGTACGGTTGTACTCAATGAAACACCCGTTTTCGCCATCTTCACTTACTTCAATGTGAACATCACGATTGGGATACTTTTGTGCAATCTGCACGTATAGGTCATCTGCGATCATTTCGCATGATTTATAATTTAATTCTAATACGGAACCCTGACCCACATACAGGCTTTCAAGCCATCGTTTGAATTGGATGAACTCGATGTCCCTGTCATTGTGCCACACATCAATTGACACCCTGAAATGGAAAATATGACGATGAGGATTAGCAAGGAACGATACATCATATTCATCTCCAGTTTTAAGTAATGGGTCAGTGGCGGCCGCTGGATAACAGTGAATTCCTTCTTTGGTAAAGCTAACCCAGATCTTTCTCTTAGCTGCAATTATAATTCTATCTACTAGATCACGTTCTGCTTGTATCATACTCTACCATGCTCTTCTGACCACAGCGCATCATTGCGAGCAAGTTGGTCTGGGGTTAATAAACACTCTGTTAGAATAAAACGTTTACTCATATATGGAAGTTTTTCTAATTCAGTAGCTATAGTTACTCTGGCCTGTAGATTAGCTAGACGCTTGCTTTCTACCCATTCTTTATATAATTTAATCATTTAATAATCTCATCTTTACCATATTGATCCCAATCGGTAAAGGTTTCTCTAGTGGTTAATGAATTTAATGTATGACACCACACACCTGGATTGGTTGCATTGAAGTCTACATCGTCTAGCTTAATTGTAGCATTATAACCTAGATGTTGTAAATAGGGCAATTTAACCGAAATCTGCGGAATAAATCTACGTTTCTCAATTAATCCACCTTCTACTAATCCTGCTACATCCTTTACATCTAAATCTAAGGTACACCAGAAACCTGCTTCTAAGCATACATGGATCATATCTTCCCAAGGGCGCCAAACACCAACATTGTTAACGTCACCGTTGGCATCAAAACTTTGATTAGCACCAAAGTAAATGTGTTTAATCTGATTAGGTGTTAATTGACATTTAGCATTGTAATCGTTGATTATTGCTAAGATTTCATCAGCCTCGTGTACTCCTACAACAAATAACGTAGGCATTCCGTAAGCGGGAGTACGCTCAATTTCTTCACCTACAAAGAATGTTACTGCTTCGGCTACACCTTCATTATAAACACGTTTCATAGTTTAATTAACTTTTCCCTAGTTTCTTCAATTTGACGACGTATATACGCTTTCTCTTGTTTCATTTTACTTAAACCGATATCATCTAAGTAATTAGTATAACCTTCTTTGATCTGTTTGTCAAGCCCGGTATGGTATTGTTCTAACTCTGCTAAATGACCTTCTAGTTTTGTTTTATCCATTATTCCCCCAATCCTGCTTCTAAATCATCTAATTTGCTTTCATCTAAACCACTGTCATCACGGTGATGCTCTACTTCAACTTCAACTTCTTGGTAGTTTCTATTATAAAAGGTATTGGCATTAATAGTTTTCTTACCTGTTGCGCCACGTGTACCGATAATCTGTTGCCAAAACTTATTATGATATTCAATAATAGCTTCTGCACTTGCACGATCTGGTGCGGCAAAAATGCTATCAACCACATTTTTAAAGTATACACGATCAAATGTTTCTTGTACTAACATATATGGTACAACTCCTTGATCATACTGTCTATTTGCTTCTTGTACACTATTAATATGGCTCCAAACGTTATGACCCATTTGAATAGCGTAACTGAAACTATCCCATGATGTCTTACCTTCTTTACCTATTTTATTTAGGTCACCTTTAGCATAATAACATACATCATTGATCTGTATACGATTACTTATAGGACTGTCTGTGAAATTAGCAAAACGACCATCTTGTAGTACAGCATCACTAAACTTACGTGAATCTTTGGCGTATTTTTTATCATCTACACTTGGGACCATACGATATACCCATTTCTTACGATCTTCAATTTCAGTTTGGATATAAATTTGCCCGTTAGCAGAAGCCAGGAATGGGCTTGCGCAATCAAAGGATATAGTAAATGCTGGGTTGACATATTTTCTTACAGCACGTTGAATATCAGTTAGCAAACAAGCCCATTCTAGCTTACTTGTACCCAAGAAGTGCATCCAATCATGAACGCCTTCTTGTAGTAAATTATCGTAGCGCAATGCTACTAAACGTCTTAGAATTAAATGAACATCACACATGTTCTGTCCACCCATAGCCCATCCATTAAAATGACGGCCTGGATATTGCTTAGGATCACAGTACTTTTTCATACGATCATACCAATCGTCTGCATCAGCATGTGTTTCGCCCTGAAGAACGTTTAAGAACTTACAGTTACCATTACGATTGTTAATAAACCAATCATTGTTTATGTAAGTGCCTTGTACAGCTTCGTCATAGGTATTAATACCTGTGGCTTTACGACCTGCCGGACTACGGGCCACCCAAGCTGGGATATCTAAACACATACCATAATCCATGTATGCGTCCATCCAAGTTAATACTAATTCACGTTTCTTTTGTGCTTTAGGGCAGTTAGGATCCTTCCAATCACCTTCCCAAACACCCTTACCAATTTGGAAACCACCTGAATCACCTAGGATAAAACTCTTACTGCGATCTCTGTTTCTGACCATGTCTTCTTTTGGACTGTGCTTGTTAACATCTAACTCTGCGTGACCTGCTGAATACAAACTCCAGTGATAGGGAAAGTAAGCTTCAGTTGGATTGAGCCAATTAAGTCCTTCCATGCCATTTTCAAAGTTTGCTGGAATACGTGTGCTGTCAACATACAAGTTACCGTTAGCATCCGGAAAACGTTGTTTTCCTACGTAAGTGGCATAAAAACCACTCAATGCTGGTAGGAATACAGCATAATCTTTCTGTTTACTGGTTAAATTATCAATCTCGTGTGTCATCTTTTAATTTCTCGTATGTTTTATGTTGTTCCCAGCGATCTTTTAAATCCGGGTTTTGTGCTATAAAGCGTTCGTACCATTCCCATTCTACCAGACGTTCTGCCACTAACTTAAAGGTAGTTCGAATATTACTGTGCGTCATTGAGCATCTTCTTCTTTGGTAAGAATATCCATGACTTGAAACTTCTCATAAGCATCTTTAAGCCCAGGATGCTTTTCCATGCGCTCTTTAAGAGTAGCTTCTTCTCGCTGTTTTTCTATAGCCCAACGAATAGCACTATCAGCATCCCAGCTTAGACCAACAGTTACACCCTGACTCATCAGTTGCCAACTACTACCGTCATAGACTTCTACTGATTGATTAGTGGGGTTGTATCTTAACTGCCCAACATTCAGCATACCATTATTGTAAATGTTTGGAGGATAGTTTCCTGTTACTGTTACGTAGGCACTACTTGTTGTTAGGTTTTTAATCATGCTATTTTGATTGTGCTGGTAAGATATAGTTGTAAGTTGCTAGACCTGTATCTACACTAATTTGTAATACACCATCATTACTTAATCGGAATGTTTTATCACCGCTTAAATTTAAGATACTGATCACAGCCGCTACAGGAAATGACAATGGTTTAGTCAATGAACCAGTAATATCAGCTTGGAATACAAAGTTACCTGCATGTGAACTATGATCACCAAAGAACATTTTCAAGTTTTTGCCGTCAGTCTTGGCAGTAAATATTACTTCATCACTATTTGCACTTGACATAAACTTTAAACGTTGAATATTTGCTACAGTTGGTTCAAACTCTACGTCCCAGCTTAGTTGTTTGCGTGAAATAACACTTTTAACTTTGTCGCTGATAATTTCTTGACTCATAAAACGATAGTCGTTTTTAAAGTCGCCTGCTTTGTTTTCAAAGTGTAGTCCTGTTGGCACAGTTACACCATCTTTGTCTTGTGTGTTTAATGAAATCTTAGCATTTTCTTTGTATTCCGGAATACCTAAGATTGTGTTTAGTTTACCTAAATTTGGCATACCAAATACACCAATAAACTCTGGTACTGGATTGTTTACTTTTGCTTGTACAATAACACTGCGATCTTCAGCAATTGCTTCGATCGAAGTTTCTTTACTTGTACCTGTTACTTTAACTAGATCGATAATTCCTAATCCATAAGTGTTTTTTACGATGTCTAATAGATGATCTTTCATTTACTTCTCCTTTGATAATATATTGTATATGATGTATTTAGGTTTTACAATTATTTCGGTAATATTTTTCCAAGTGCCTGGTGTGCTTTTACTGTAGATAATTCGCCCGGTTTCTTAATTTCTGCCCAACTGGTATATGGTGATTTCCAATGCTCAACACCTCCATCTTCGAAAGATAGTACTTCATATCCTGTTTTTTCACATGCGGCCTGCATAGCACGCACAGTATTGTAGTTAAATATCTCTGATTCAGTTGATTTAGCAGATGAAACAACATCACAATTATTGTAACTAAACATGAATACCCCACCTGGTCTAAGTAGGTTGTAGACTGAGTTTAAATAAGGTTCAATTTCAGTAATTGTGCAATATTCAAATAAATTCCAGCATAATATAAATCCAAACTGCTCTTGAGGTAATTCCCCAAATTGATCAACTGTGTATAATCGTAGTCTATCTTGATATTGTTTTGGATAATCTTTAATTACATCATTAAGCTGATCTATGTTTTCTCCTACTAGATACAGGGGATCACAAGTAATCATACAGTCAATCCACTGCTTTTCTCGTGTATTAAGCTGTAATCCTGGATAGTGCCAATCACCATATTGTCGAATTCTAACCTTGATGATTTCTAATAGATCTTGATTCATTGGATACAATGATGGCTCTTTATTAGCAAACTTGCTTTGGAACTCGGGTGTATTAAACAGTTGATTAGCTAATGCATCTATGTCTACAGTAATCTGATCTATTAATTGTTTTACTCCAAGAACAATCTTTTGATTTTCTGTATCCAAATTCTGATACATTTGAATTAATTGATGTATTTGATCATCATAACCAGCATTAAAGTTATTAATCTGTGACATCTTTAAGCTGATAGCTTTTTGATCCATAAATTCGGCCAAACCATCGTTTAAGGTCTTTAATCGATTAGTTAAATCATTTTTAAAAATTAATAGTTCACTTATTGTCTTCATATCTTATCCAAAACTAAACAAACTGTCAAATGTTGTGTTAATATTAGTATGTGCAGCAATGTCCCAATCAAGTACCCCTAGCAAATTTTCTACCTTTTGATCTACGATAGTGGTTTCCATTAATCCGTCATCAAATGGTAAATCTTTAAACCAAGTTGGGATATGTAATTCATCTGTTGGATAACCTACACTGGTATATCCTAGAGGATTATCTTTAAGTTTACATACAATAGTTTTCATACCATCAACAATACTGGTACTATAGTTATCTCCATGCATACGTTTTAAGTTATTCCAATTCATCGCGGCTCGAACGTGTCCTGGCATATTGGCTTTACCCTCACGAGCTTCTGCGGCGGTGTATTTGGTCAAGTTGTTAACACGTTTAGGTGTGCCCTTTTCCCAAGCCGGACGATCTTGGAATGCTATTTTAAATTCGCGTACTTTTTCAATAATAGATTCACGATCCTTGCCAGTTAATACATCATGTAAAATATCACTTAAGAAATCTTGCACAACTTTGGGAGTATCACTACGTTTTAAGTCTAGACCCATGGCCTTAACTTTGCCCGGTTTACCTTCTTTATCTAAACGCTTGCCCTCTAAGTCATAGATCAACACAGCATAGCGTTTCTTTTTAATAAACAAACCTTTGCTTGCAACTACTTCACGCCCACCTTTAATAACTTCACCCATATGGCGTGGGCAATGAAAACTACGTTCCATCATTGCTGGAAAACTTTCGTTAACTTGATCTGATATGCTGTCATACATTTGTACAGCGATATCTTTATTCCACTCGATATTGCCGGCAGCTACTTCATCTTTAATGGCAGGCCAAGCACTAAAATAACATGAGTCAGTGTCACCGTATATAATAGCATCGCCCACGTGATCATACTTGCCGGTAATACATTCATTAATGAACGCATCCATGTGTTTGGCAATAGTACGACCAGTAAGAGTAGTTGACTGTCCAATACGCTTATCAAAGAAACGACAACCTGGATTCAATAGTGCACCATATAAGCTATTCAAGTTAATTTTCTTAACTAATTGTCGCTTGTCCCAGAACGCAATTTCTTCCGGATCAGTGGCTTCTTTCTTTTTGGCCTGTAGTTCTTTACGTTCAGCATACCAACGCTTTAACAAACTAGGTACAATTGCTTCTGTTTCAAAACTAAAAATAGTACCATTGGCTGATAAAATCCAAGGTTGATTGCTATTGAATATCATATTCCATACTTCGTTAGCGGTATGTGATGTTGACCCAGCCCCACCTTCCCAATCGATAGTAATTTCAACACCTGCTTTATTTTCCATAACGGCTTCGTATTCTAAGGTGCCAAACATATTTTCCCATGCATCAGCAAAACTTGAACCAGAAGCTATTTTTTGTTGAATATAATGATCAGTCATAATAGGACGGAGTTGTCCTACAATAGTTTCTGGACCCATATTCAGCGCACGAATAGCACTTGGGTATAGTGAGTTAATATCCACTGAACCGATGTACTCATGCATACCTTTTTTAGGATGTGCTACATACGCACCAGCCGCTTGTGTGTCACCTTGACTATCACGGCCTGCACGATTCATTACTACTAGGCCCTGTTGATGTGCTTGATTGATAATTGCCTGCTCTGTGACTGCTACAGCACCCATAGTTGTTTGTAGTAGTACAGTATTGTCGTGCGCAAGTTCATTGGCCAGATCTAAAAAGCGTAGTTTCTTGTCTAACTTGCCTAGCAACATAGTATCCTGTCTATTATAATCAATAAACTTAGGAAAGTCTTTGTTGTACAGTTGATCTAAGGTACCTTCATAGGCAACCTTACGCTCATCTAATTCATATTCACCAATGGCATCTAAGCTGTAACTATGACGTTCTTCGTAGGTGTACTTTCGATATAATTGCATATAGTCTAGGTGTACACGACCAATTAAGTCGAATGTGATACTGGTAGCACCAAACCGCTCGAATTCACGTTGTTTAGGATATTGACCCCATAAACATAAACGTCTAGTATCATCTTTGCTTAATACACGCACAATACGACCTACTGTATAGGGAATATCATAGCCTTCACTGTTCCAACCGCTTAAGATATCAGCATCGTCGATTAAGTTAAGGAATGTGTCTAACATGTCCTGTTCACGGTCAAACAAGAAACAGTTTTCATATTGATTACATATTTCCTGTGCTGAATCCCAACTATAACTCTTAGGAGGAACTACTAAGGTAACCAGTTTGTCTAACCAATCTAAGTATACTGAAATAGCAGTGATAGCATTAAATGGATCATTAGTAGGAGCATATCCACGCTCGGGGTCGAAGTCTACCTCAATATCGAAGAACGCTGTTTGTAGTTTAGGTGATGCAACGCCAGAATAATTATCTTCTAAACAACGGAATACAGGATTGATATCACTTTCCCATAAACGCTTACCATTTTGCATGCGTAGTTCTTTATGGAACTCTTTACCTACTCGAGTGCTGAATCTACTAACAGGGGTGTCGTAGATAGTACGGAACTTACCTTTGGGATCATCGTAATAAAATACATAATTTGCTGGGAATTCTTTATATTCTCTACTACCGTTGTTGCGTTCAACGATATAGATACGATCTTTAGCACGATCGTATAGTGCGTCTACATAACTCATATTACTCCTAATGCCACTTGTAGCTGGCTAACTTTTCTGCATGTACGTAAGTGTACGACTCAAATAACTATTATAACTTAAATCTATGGAATGGGCAACGTTTAATGTTACCATCTTTATACTTTTCATATTGTTCTTGTCTACGAGTTACTACTGCGGTATAGTGTTTCTTAGACCAAGGTTTATAGTACGATGTTTTTAACAGTGCTCGATGGCCATCGAGCACAGGATCTAACCGATTAACTAATACCACAAAATATTTACCACCATTAAATAATCCTGGATATATGCTAGAAGTTTTAATAGCTTGACCATACTGTACGTAGTACCCTTGTGGTATTACTTCTTGATTAAGTTTATTAATCAGGCGCTTGATTCCCCAATGCCATTTAGTTCTAGGCGGCATAGCTAATACACATATTTCTAATTTAGGATCTGCTACAAGTCTGCGTATATTGTCTGCGATAAATTTTTTAATACTACCTTCATTCCACGCCTGTACGTCAACTATGCCCTTAAGTCTTGCGGCTTTGGCATATGGACAAACTGCAAATTTATAGTCATAAAACTTGTTATCTACTTCAACATAGTTTTTAATCCAATCCCATATAGCGGCCTGCACTTGAATCATGTTAGTCCTTTAAACACATACAAAGTTAGTCCGCCGTTTCTAGCGTTAAATAAGTTGGCTAAATTAACTAATTTATTGTTGATACTTGGGGTTACTTCTAGTAATTCGTAGTCGTTAAACATATTAAGAACTTCTCGATGTGTAAGGGCTATTTCGCATGGATTGGCTGTTTGGTCTAATTCTAATCGTTTATTATTATAACTAATAGATAATAAATTTTTAATACAATTGCCCCAATTATTGTATACTCCTATAATGACTATACCATTAGGTTTTAATAACTGTTTAATTTTATCTACAGCATCTATATAATTGGATACGTGAGTGATAAAACTTTGGGCAATTATAATATCAAATTTGGTCGTAGTAGAGTAATCAAAGAAATTTTGCTTGACAAACTTTGCATTAAGCACACTATGTTGTTTGGCAAAATCACTGGCATAATCGGCACCTGTACTAAAATCTAACCCTTGAAATTCACCACTGGCATACCTTAATGCAAATAAATTAGTAAGCAACCCAGTACCGCACCCTACATCTAATACCTTTTGTTTGTGATCTATATAGTGATTAATGACTTTAACATAGGGATTAATAGTTACATCGTAGTTAGATAACTGATCAAATGTGTATGGACCGGGAAATGGATTTTTATTGTAGAATTCTTGTACACTCATTTATAGATATAAGGATCTTCTTCCTTGAGTTCTCTACGTTTTTTAAGTGTAGTAAAAAATAATTTAATTCGTAAGATTAAGTTTTTCATTAATTAATTCTTCAACTTTATTAAACATAAGTTGATTTCCTTTAGGGGTTAAGTGATTTATGTCACCTCTATTCTTAACAAATATACGATTAATGTCGTAGTAGTCGGACAATACATTATATAACTGTTTCTTATTAACATTGATCAAATGTATTTGATTTAACTCGTAATTATCTAATATTGATAAAATTTCTTTACAAATCAAATTACTGATATCATGATAATAGTCGAGTTCAAAATAGCGTTCAAAGAAATCAACTGCCAACTGACAATCAGAATCATCTTTATGTGCTAATAGATCAGTATATATTAAATCGCTGTCTTTATGTAATACATTATTGGCATGTATGGGATGCAATTTACAATGTATTCTATTGGGACTTGCATGACTAACTAACACTGTATCAAATTTAGATAAATCAATTGATTTAATCTGTTGTAAGATTTTGTATTCACTTACTGCAGCCTGTGCTATATTAGTAACATCATACTTATCTGCCAGCAAGTTAGGCCATCCCTTTTTGTCAGGATACTTAACTTGCCAGTTAGCAGCAAAACTATCGCCACAGATTAATATCTTCACAATTTATAATGTGCGACCAACAGTTTCCAAGATGTCTGTAAGTTCTTCGTGATCAGCATTAGTATCTGTAAATTTACTTTTTTGTGCGATCTTAATAGCTTTTTTTAGGATAGCTGGTTTAATTTCTAATTCTTCTGCTACTGCTTTGATTGTATCGCTTAGACCTGCATTTAAATCTTCAACTTCTTGCATTACTTGAATGCCTTCGTTTACTAACTGTGTCAATTTGGCCTTTTGCTCGCTTGAAAACATACGTGATGCCATGTGTTGATTCCTTATTAAAAAATATAGTTTATACTAATTAATTATCCATGTCAACAGCTATCTATAAATATTTTTATGTTTACATGGCCATATTTTCTCATTACATTTTTAATAGTATATCATCTAGCTAACAATATATTTTCTATATATGTGCATAGGTCAGTGGGCCATAATCATTTTGTTATAAATTATTATTTAGAACATTTTTTTAGATTTTGGCTATGGTTTACCTTAGCCTTTGGCAGTTATTATCGTTGGAAGGAACAATATGCAGGACAGCATAGGAAACATCATAGATATCCCGATACACCTTTAGATCCACATAGCCCGCATCATTATACAATTAGACAATTGCTTGACTATAGCCATAACGATCCTACTAGGGCTAATTTTGTCACAGACGATGAAATTAAATTATATGCCCCGGGTGTAATGCCTGTTGATGATTGGATGCAACAACACATATACAGCCAATACCCCAAGGGTGGCATCTTATTAAATTGGATTCTACAAACTATTCTATTTGGTGCTACGGGATTTATTGCTGGAGCCTGCATATACTTCTTTATTAAAGATTATACAATCTTAGCAGGTAACTATAGTCTACATGTAATTGGATTTAGACCAAAAGGAACCAAAGATAAATCTGTAAATTTATCCCCTATAGGAGTTATTATGGGTGGAGAAAGCCTTCATGCCAATCATCATAATGATGTCAGCAAACCTTACTTTCATAGAAATTGGTGGGAAATTGATACCGGTTGGATTTATTGCAGATTGTTTATATTGCTTGGATTAATGCAGTTAAAGTAATGCTTGAATAATGTCGTCTAGGGGAGTAGTAGTCCATCTAAAATTAATTTAACCATAATGCTCGTGCTACATCTAACATTGAAGTATTAGTCCACCTAAACTGAATAGTTACTCTATAATCATCTCTACGTCCGGCTGGGCGTTCAACGCTGTGTATTTCATTGATATTGTAAAGCCAAGTTTCACCTTTAGCTGGGCGTGCTATGGCTACACACTCGACTTTGTCTATGTCTGGAATAGACTTAGCAGGTAATTTGTGTGGTTCTCTTACAGCCCACCAACAGGTAGATTCATCAGCTGTGGTTACTGGACAAATAAGTGTAACATCACGGTTGACATCGGAATGTGGTGCAAGATAATCGCCATTGGTCATGACCTGCATTCTAACATAAGGTGGTTTAGGCATGTTACGAATTGATTCCGGTAACCGATTAAATATTTCTCTATCTAGATCGTCGGGCAATTGATATACACGTAATTCAATTGGCTTTTGGCCTGCATAATAGTCTAATATTTTTTGTCTGTATTGATCAAATATTACTTGTTCTTCGGAACTTTCGATACTTTCTAAATAACGATTGTTTATCTTAGAATCACTTTTTTCGAGATATTCACCGTTTAATATAAGTTTATCGTGATCAATTGTTAGCAGTTGATTAATTTGTTGTTCGATACTAGGTGTTAATAGGTCTATATCGGTTTGTAGAAAATATTTCATTGAAATTCTCGTATATAAAAATATTTAGTATGGATACCCTAAGCTCATAAATATTCAAAACAGGGGCATTGCATATTGATTATTGGCTACAACTATTCATTAATCGAAACTGATATTAAACTTATTGGTTATAAAGATTCCACTTATGTAGCCGATACTAAGTATCAGATACTATCTGACTCGCAAATTCGTTCAGTTAAAAGTTTTGATATAATTGAACCTGCTGAATTCTACAAAACTGATCTAAGTAATTTTAAAAATACAGCATTTATTGTTTGTGTATTTAAGGACTTAACTGAAAGAAAACAAATAGTTGAGTATATAAAAACACACAATCTAAAGAAATTTAGTTTTATTCATGATTCATCTAGTTTAAATATCAAAGAAATTACAATTAGACCGGGTTCAATTGTTATGCAGTATTGCATCCTGGCACACCGAGCAGAAATAGGCGAAGATTGTTTAATTGCACCATATAGTTTGATCAGTCACAATGTAAAATTAGGCAACAATGTAAACATCTGTCCTGCTACTGTAATCAATGGCAGTACTATTATAGGTGATTGGTGTTATGTAGGATCGAGAAGTACATTCAAAGATGGAGTATCTGTGACAGCTAATACATATTTGGGTATGGTATCTACAGTTAATAAAACCCTAGAAGAACCTGGTACATATATGGGTAATCCTGTTAGACGATTAAACGATCAAACAGTGTTTGAACATTTTAATTTTAATTCTGCAGCACCTTCTGCCCAGGCTTGATTTATTATGTCTGTGACCAATGTTTTAAAATCATTTTTAAAAAAATTGTAATTATTTATAAACCTACTTTTATTTTCCTTCCATAATTTCTTAACTACCTCCGTGTCTTTTAGTAGCGATAGATTTAATTCTATTGCCTGAGACAATCGAAGTGCTGGATCAACGATATTATCGTAACTGTGATCAACAATATCATCAAACATGTCAAATCCCTGTTGGCGTAAATGATTAACCGTGCCTAGTGTAGAAATAAAAATAGGAAAATTGGCACCTAGTATATTATTAACATATTTGTCATTGGTAAAGGCACTTGGTTCAAAATAGGTAGTATCAGTAATAATCTCTATAAATGTTTTCTGATATGTCTTAGAGAGTGCATTGTAATTTTTATTTAATGTAGGATTAAACGCTATCTCAGTTAATGTATCTTTAGAGATTTTTGAAAATCCTGAGAGTAATATGTTTTTAATAGGATCATGCACGGTATCGAAACACCAATCTAAAAAACAATCAATTGAGGTATTCTCATAAGATCTTAATGTAATATAACCGTACGGGTCTAGTCCTTTGCCTAATAGGTAGCTGACTACAGCAGGTCGATGCGGCCTATTAACATTGTTTAGGCAGATAAAAGTTTTATCTGAATTAAAATCTTTATTAGGTTCAATTATACAATCTTTAAAATGTATACTTGATCGTAATAAATTTCCAGATTTAGTACACTTGATAATTAGATTGCTGGGTATATTGCACTGTGTAGTTTCTCTGTCAAGATAATCCACAACACTATAAAACAAGATATTTTTATTAGGATTGTTGTTAGCAGCATTTATTAAATTTAATATGGTATCACTAATTAGAAACGGAAAAGAATAATTATTATTTTCATATTTTACATATCGGAGAAGATCAGAATGATGCAGATGATCTGAATGATAAATTACAATATTCTTTTCGGAAAATTTATGTATATTTTCTGCTATAGTATGATCAGATAATTCTGTGAATACAAGTCGATAATCTGTAATTCCATTTACATCTAGTTGATCAGTGATACCATTGCATAAATTGTCAAATAACTCTCGAATTCCAGATTCCCACTGTGGGAGATAGTTAATAGACAATGGACCAGTACGGCCCCATATTAAAGCATTATTCATGCAATTACTTATTAGGTAATTCTACACTTACGTAGTATTTTGGTAGCTGTTTCAAATTGTATTGCTAGATTGTCAAATAAGTCTTCTGACGGACGAGCCATAAATGCACGAGTTAGATAAGCATTTTGACCTAGATCACTATAGTAATTACAACTAGGCCAACGGCGTTTACCCCATTCCATACTATTAATTAATAAACACTCGTCACCTACTGCTTTTAACACTTCTTTACGTTGGAGTGCAGGTAAGGTAACACTGGCTAATAGTTTGATACCTAAGGGTTCTGTATTGATCGTTGGTTTGTCTAGATAGTGTGCAAAAAGATGTACTAGATATGCTTCTACGGTATGTTCTAATTCAATAGTTAATGCTTGCTCTGCTTCTTTAATAAGCTCGTAAGATTCTTTAACGTAGACTTCCCAATTGGTCATTTATGGTAGTACCACCGGAGGTGCTTTAAGGTATTCAGGATAGGCCTTGTCAAAATCACGCATGATGATACCAGCTACTTCATGTGCTTCATTTTCGATTGGGCTACCTGTGTGCCAACTGGTTGAATCTAATCGATGTTCTTCACCTTGTACATAGTGTGTCATTTCGTGCGCTAAGGTACGTAGAATATCCACCGGTTGGCGATTGGCTACGACTACAGATATAGCTCTTTCTTCGTTGACAAAACGACCAAATGTTGGAATATTTGCATCTGGTATTGATTTAACTAATTTAATTTTTGGAATGTGATCTAAACCCAAATGCTTAACAGCAATAGGCAAGAAGTCACGTAGTGCATCAATTAAAGTTAATTGTTTAGATTCTTCCTGTTCAAACATTTCGAATAGGTTCATTATAGTAATCCTGCCAATTTACGTAAAAGGTTAATGCTTTCGTTTGTTTGATTTATAGCACGAATATCCAACGCACCAGTAGCTAATCCTAGATCTTGTTCATGTTCACGTGCTTTTCTTACAGCATAAACAACATCGCCTTGTCTTACGCGACTAACCACTTGACCAGTTGCGGGATTATAAATTTCCCATTCGCTGTGCTCTGGATCAACACCTTGCGGAGCCTCTTCATCACTCTCACTGCCCATAAGGTCATTGATATCCTCGTCATCATGCGATCGCATATCCTGTGAAATCTGCTCACGCTCGCGACGCATACGTTCACGCTCATCAGCATCATCTGCAAAAGTATTAGTTGGTGCGTCATC